ATTCTTCTTTAGTACAATCAGTAAAAGGAGCTTGGATATACGTTCCTCCATCATGTGGTAATACAGATAATCCATTATAGAAATCTCTATTATTCCACATCCAATCTCCCGCCAAATCCCAATCTTCCGCCTTCAAACTAATTGTTGCCGATACGTTGTGTAGATTCGAACCACCCCTATGTCCTGGTCTAACCCACTCTTGAGTTACTTTTTTAACTCTTTCCAATAATTGAAACGGACTTTCTGTTCTTAATATCGCTCCTTCAGGAGCCTTTTGTGGTACTGAAATTACTGCGGTATCGTGAGGTCTGAAATATTCGTCTTCAACTAATTCAGGGTGATTCTTATTCAAATATTGGTAAATAGATTCATTTTTTCCAACACGAATTCTTCTGATATAATAATCATTATGCCAAGCATGAATTCCTGAAGATGTTCCTAAAGTTAATGAGGTTGTTCCCGCAGGTTTTACTGTTGTAGTTCTTGCCGATTTATTAATACCGATTAATTTAGCAACTCTTTCGTTTTCTTCTTTAACAATTTTTGCCGACTCTTTCATGTTATAACCTAAAACAACTCCCGAACCGATTCCCGTCATAGAAACACCGATTAACGCGTCTTTCTCAGTCGTTCTTTTCCAAATATCTCTTAAGTAATGGAAGTTAGTGTAACCCGCTTGTAGTGTTCCAATAAACGATGCTGCCTTAACACGATTATTTAAATCTTCTTGCGATTCAATATCAGAAACATTTACTTCACATAAATTACAAAATTGATTAGGTCTTAGTGCGATTTCACAACAAGGGTTTGTTCCCCAATCTTTATCGTTTGTAAAATAAATTCCTGGTTCACCTGCTCCTGAAGCCTCAATACGTTTCCATAAATCCATGAAAAATTCTTGGGTAATTTTATGTCTTAATAACGCCGCTGAGTTATTTGCTCTACCTCTTTGTGGATTTATTTCCCACCAATTACCTGACTTACATGAAATCATCTCTTGGTCATCAGCACTAAACAATGAAATTAACGCTGCTCGTCTAATTCCTCCCGCAAGAACTGCATCTGCGATATGACAAACCATGTCATGAACTTCAATAGGTGTTAATTTATCTCCGTCTTGTTTTGATTCTAAAATTCCTTTTAATTTATGTAAACAATCTTTAAGTGGTTGAGGTCCTGGAGCCTTACCTCCTGAGGTTACAAGTTGGGCCCCTTTCTGTCTAATGTCTGAGAAATCAAAATCAGGCGTTGATACTTGTTCCCCAAAATAAGACTTGAACAATACTTTAATTGAGTCTGCCCATCCTTCGATTGAATCACCAATTAAGTATCGTCTTTTTCTATTCTCACTTGGTTTTCTAATTTCAGGTAATTTTTCTACATGGTGTTTTTGTACCGAGTAACCAACACCTGTTCCCCCTAACAATAGAAACATTGATTCGGAAAATGCGTCCAACTGGTCGATTGGTAAATAAGCACAATTATAAATTCTGTTTGGTGATATTTCAATCGGTTTTCCACCAAATTGCATTGACCTCATTGATGGTAATACTTTCTTATCATACACGAATTTATATACCTCTCTAATCTCATTTTCAAGAGATGGGTATTTTTTAATGTGCATGTTTATGTTTCGGGTTACTAACTCTTTCCAAGTTTCACGTCTGTTTAATTTAGGTACAAATTTTGCATACTTCATATAAACTGTTAAGTCCGATAAAATCTTTTGTGATGCGTCCATAGTTCTACTAATTTTTTTTATTTTTTTGGTTATTGTTTTTCTCTTTCTTTTCTTTTATCAATCAAATCCTTGATTCGTTGTCTATTTCTTTCTTCTGTCTGTTCTTCAAGACCTAAGAATGTTACTGACGATTCTGTGTCGATATCTAACATACCGTTATCAAATTTACAGTTTTCAAATACAACACCATCATCACCGATTCTTGATTTAGTTATTGCTATAGTCGCCAATTTCATTTCTTTTTGTTGTAGAGATTTAGCCACGGTAATGATTACGTGCCCAACCTGAGCTTTTTTGATAGAACCACCCATTTGGTCTGTAGTTACCACATCAGAAGAGATTGAACTTCTATTACCCTGAGTTGCGGTCCATCCAACTAAATCCAACTCATGACACATTGATTCAAATGCTCTCATAACAGAACCTTCAGATTTCCATTCGTCACCTAAATTTTTATCAGGTACCACACAATCAATATAATCAAGTAATACCATGTCAATCTTAATACCGTCAGCAATCATTTTTCTGATTTGTCCTTTGATTTGTAACATAGTTACAGTATCCGATGGTAATTTTTTAAGTATTAACTTATTCTCCATAGAGTCTTTAATCTCTTTGACTTTAGCCATTACTTCTTCTTTCTTTATAGTTAATTCGTCAGGATGTACTTTTGTCCATAATGTGATGTGTTTTCTTTGAATGATTTTTGGGTTGTCCTCAAAAAATATTTGTAGAACATTATACCCTAAATTAAATGCGTGATTTGAGATTTTAGTTAACAATGTTGATTTACCAACACCTGTTGGTGCTAATATTACACCGATTTCCCCTCGTGCTAAACCACCTTTTAAGAGTCTATCAATACCTGGAATACCCATTGGTATTGGATGTCTATAATCTTCGTTTAAAACCTCATCTAAGTTATTAAAAACGTCTTCCGTACCATCTTGTCTCTCCCCTACTTGTAACGCTTGTCTAACAAGTGTTTCCAAAGTATCGTAGTTTTCAAACTCTCCCCCGTCAATCACTTTTTGAGCCTTAGTAATCGCTTTCTGTAACTCTTGTTGTTTACAGAATTTTAACGATTTCTCTTGAACAAATTCTTGTCCATCGGTTGGAGCGTCTTTAATTTTTGTTAAAGTATCTAACACAATTTTAGACGCCAACTCTTGTTGTAGTTCTGATTTTGTAATTTGTTCTAAAGTATCAAACGTTGGGGTGTGTTCGTATTTGGAGTAGTACTCCTTTATCATTTGAATGATTATCTTAAAGTATTTGTTTTCAAAATAATTATTCTCAATTACATCGATAATTGACCTTGAAAAGTCTTTATCCACGATGATTTGGTTTAATAACTGTATCTGAAAAGTACTCCCTAAATAATCAAAATTTTTGTTTGATGCCATGTGTTTTTAGTATTGTTTAAGATAAATATTAAGGCTTAGTCGGAATTCCAAGGTACTCGTATGTTAAATTTTCAGTTGAAAAAATGTCAGTTAATTCCGAAAGTATACTTTTTATGTGCGGGCGTATGTCTACGGTGTATCTTATCTTTGGTGGGAAGATTTTTGCGTCCATCTGTCTATGACAAATTGTCATATCTCCGTCCTTAATAAAAATGTTAAAATGTTCAGGACCGTCAGTATTTGATGTTTCAAGCATCATTGGGTTCTGTTTAATCTCGTAAGAATTATCCAACAAATAAGTCGTCGCCTTCATTTTTAAATCGTGCTCTAAAATCCCTTTTAACTCATAAAGGTATTCATAAAACTCAAGTGAGTTTTTTGCCTCAGGGATATAATTTCTTACATTAAAAAATCGTTGGACGATGATGTTGTTGTTAACCATCATTAAAAATTCTAACTTTGTTGTTTCTTGGTCTTTCATAATCATTATTATTTTTTTTTATAATTTTTCTTCTCTTTTCTTGTTAATTTTAAAAATGGGGTTAAGAAGTTTACCCAATTATTATCTCCTTTAGGTAAAAATTTAAAGAATCCATCTTCCATCATCATTTTAATGATATTCCTATGTCCTCTCCCATCTGGGTCTAAAGATTCTGTGTAATATAATTCTACGAGTGTTTTACCTTCATCGGTAATTAGTGGGTTTGATAAGTCTACAATTTTTTCATTAATCTCAAAAAATTCGTTTCCGTAAATTCCTGTTTTTGTTTTTCCTGATAGAAGATTTTTTAATACTGTATTATCTTTATCCTCAGATAACAATCTTTCCGCCTTTGTTAAAATGTCGGTTATATTAACCGTTTCGTCAAGTAACTCAGGAAATAATTTAATTAAAGTTTTTTCACCTAAATAATAAATCCCATCAATATTATCGGATTTATCTCCTGCCAATATTTTATAGGTTTTTACGTTCTCATGTGGGATGGAATAGTCGTAGATTTTGATTTTATCCCCGTTCTTATACGTTTGTTTTGCCGATGGGGAATAGACACTCACCTTATCCGAAATAAGTTGTGTAAGGTCTTTATCTGACGAAAAAATGGTTTTAAATTCGTTGTGAGAAATCTGACAATAGTATGCGATTAAATCATCGGACTCGTTGTTAGTAATGTTTATCTGTCTAATAAACATCTCCTCTAAATATTGTTTTACTCGTTCTTTTTGGGATTGGAAGGAACTCTCTTTGTACTCATTAATTTCCTTTGCACGATTTTCTTTGTATCTTGGATAGAGAAGTTTTCTACTTAAAGAATTGTCTTCTCCATCCCAAAATACAACTACTTTATCAAAATTTTGTTCTTCAATAAATCTTCTAATAGTATTTAGGAAATGCCATATACCACCAATATGTTTACCGTCATGATAAAAATCTTTTACCCCATGAAATCCAATCTTAAGGAGGTTATTCCCATCGACTAATAATGTTTTTATCACTTGTATTGGTGTATAATTATGACTGTTCTCTTTCTTCTTTTAAATCAAAATCACCATCTGTTCCGATAATTTCTTTCCAATAGTCGGCGTATTCTTTCTTATATTTTTCGATAGACGCCTTTTCTTCTGTCGCTTCTTTTCCCGCAATAAATCCATGAGGCGTTACGATGATTTTTCCGTCTTCATAACCTAAACCGTTAATATGGTTTTTCATTACAGATACTTTAGTTCTTGACGCAAACTTAATTGTTCTTTTATCTTTAGTTGCGGTAATTTTAGTTGTACCCGCCCCTTTTTGATTACCAAACAAGAATACTAAAGAAGAGTTTAACCAAATAGCCTCACCACCTTTTGCTTTAATTTTTGGTTGTCCGAATGGATTATCGGGTAATTCAACCCAAGGTTGATTAACAATGATTAAAGTATTTTCAAACTTTGAGTCAGACTTACGACTTCCTGAGATTCGTTGATTAATACCCATTCCGATTTTGTCGGCCAAGGTTGAGGCGTTGTGCATTTTTCCACCCTTTCCTTCGAAAGTCATTTTACAAGGAACAGAACCAACCGAATCCCATAAGAATAACAAACTATAATCTAACTCACCCTTCTCTTGTGCATCTAATAAACTATTGATGTAATCCGTAATTTGTTCAATATAACTGAAGTTATTATTGAATATATAGAATCCGTCCCAATCTAATTCCCCCGTCTCTTCATCGACAACCTCCGTACAGTCAAAACCCATTAGTTTTGCGTGTTCAAAAGACCATTTTTGTTCTGTAATAATGAATACAGGTAATATACCTTTTTTCTGAGCATCGACTGCGGTTTTAACCAACGCAGTTGTTTTACCCGTATCTGAATGCCCTAAAAGCATATTTAAATGTCCTATTGCCGGTCCTGGTAAACCAACCGCATCTAAAAAATCATTACCCAAATCAAAAAACCTTTGGGGTTTATATTTTGCAGACGTTGAGAATTTATCTTTAATTGACTTAAAGTCATTTTTCTTAATTGCCATATTGTCTATGTGTGATTAAATGTTTTGTTAAAAAATAAAAACTTGGACATATACTTGGACGCGATGTCTTAGTAAGTGTCCAAGTTCAATAACTTAAAATGGCAGGTCTTCGTCAGGGGCACTATTTGCTTGTGAATCAGTTGTCGGTTTTTTTTCAGATTTACCTCCCATGGAGATTTCTGATGAACCAGAATTTCCATATGCGTATCCACCTTTATCACTATCCCAACGTGGAGTTTCTCCTCGTGCGATTGCTTCAAGATATTCAACAGGTTTTTTAGAGTAAACGTCAGACCAAGTAAGTTCATCGGTAATCCAAGATTTTGCAGTCTCATCATTTTCATGAACAGGTCCCGCGTCTTCGTACATAACAGTTTGGATAACTGTGTAAACGGCTCCTTTAGGGGTTTTTGCTTTGGTTAACTCAAGAATAATGTCACGACCTGTTGTTGTGTCTGTGATGTCACCTTTAGCTCTCCAAATAGGGATAATTTTGTCAAGAATTCCTTCGTTTTTGTAATTGTGTTTAAAACGCCAGAATTTAACTCCATCCGCCTCATTATCACGGTCAATTACTTTTACGATGTAAAATTTACGTGGTTTGTATTGTCTAGCAAGTTCTTTGTCAGAATCTCTGCCAGTAGACATAAGTTCTTCGTTAACTTCACTCAAAGGTGAGCGTTCGTTATCATTCTTGCCTGGGTCAAATAACTTTACCCATTTTCCGTCCACTTGAATCTCGTGGAACCATACTTCTTTAAACGGTGAAGAACCATCAGGTGTTGGTAAGATTCTTAATCTTTTTTGACCTTGTTTTTCAGTATCCTTAAGGATTGCTGCAAAGTACTTTTTCAGTCTATCTTCTTGAGAGACCTTTGAGGTGGAAGTGTAACCTCCTTGTTTTGATTGTTCGTACTGTGCTAGTACCGAATCTAGGGAATTGTTTGTCGCCATATAATTTAAGTTTTAATTGTTTACTAAGTATAAGTGTCAGCCTTTGTTTTGTCAAATAATTTAAAAAAAAAAACGGTCAATTAAGACCGTTAATTTAAAAAAAAACGGTCAATTAAGACCGTTAATTTACTTTAGTCTTGAAAAAGTATCAATGTCGGTATCGTTGTTTTCAAAGTTTCTAAAACTTTTTTTAATATCGCCAGGAGAATACGCTTCAACATCGTCTTTGGTTAAAACATACTCATTTTTTCCTGACTTTTCCATATCTTCTTGTTTATCTTCAAAAAAATCGCTTAGTTTTTGATTAAATGGACCTGAGTCCAAACTTCTTAATTCTAATTTTTCTTCAGGAGTTTTTACTCTATATTTTTCAACCTTAGCCTCAAGGTCATTTAATTTATTCATAATTGAGTCCATGTCAGAAAGTTTACTTTCTAAACCTTCAAGGTGTTTGAATAAATTATTAAAATATTCTTCTTGTTTTTTTTCTACACTTTGTTGTGATTTAACTAAATCAGTAATGTCAAGTTCTTTTGATTCTTTTGATTCACTTCCAATTTTTTCAACATCAGGGTCAGATGAAATATCTACAGACTCAGGTGGAACATCCCCTCCAACAGGCGCTCCTGCATCAGGTGGTGGTGGTGGTACCGCTCCTGCATCAGGTGGAAGAACCGCTCCTGCATCAGGTGGTGGAGGAACTGCCCCTGCATCAGGTGGTGGTGGTAATGTTGCGTCTTGCTCAGAGATATAATTGTTAATACTTTTATATCTCATTACCTCATTTAAAATTTTTACGTCTATTTTCATTTTCTTATCCATTTAATAATTGTTTTACTCCAGTAGTTGTCTCAACTTGGATTTTTTTATTTTTAGACATAGTATTGTCCACTCTTTCGATTAGACCGTCTTTCATTCTGATTGTATAACAATCTCCTGTATCTAAGTCACAAACTTGCTTATTACCGTCACCCAAATCTTTTTCGGTGTGTCGAGTATTTTTACCTAAGTAGTTATCTAAAATTAATTTTGTATTCATAATTTCTTTTTTATATAAATATATCAAAAAGATAAAATGTTAGTTC